AACTTATGATATAAAGGCACATTCACAAGACATTAATGGCGTAAATAAAAGAACGGCATATATGGAAGGTATTCTTGCGGATATGCGTACTAAAGAATTTGGTAATTACGTTCAAGAACAATTTGGTGTTAATGTGTTTAACAATGATCCCACTACGTTACCAGACAATGAAGATGAACTTCAACTACATATGCAGCTTAACTATAAACAAGCTGTTGAGATTGCTGAGGAGCAAGCTATTCAAACGATACTTAACCAAAATCAATATGAATTAACAAAGAAAAGATTCTTTTATGATTTAACTGTTTTAGGGATTGGTTGTGTTAAAACGTTATTTACACCTTCGGAAGGCATCGTAGTTGATTATGTAGACCCCGCTAATATTGTTTATTCATATACTGAATCACCTTATTTTGATGATATATATTATGTAGGGGAAGTTAAGACTATAACTATAAGTGAATTAAAAAAACAATTTCCTGATTTAACTAATGAGGAATTAAAAGCAATAACAGAACAAGGCAATCAAGATTATAGTATTTATAATAAATACAATAGTCAACAACAAAATCAAGATAATAATTCAGTGCAGGTTATGTATTTCAATTACAAAACTTACATGAATGAGGTTTATAAGGTTAAAGAAATATCAACGGGTGCAGAAAAAATTATTAGAAAAACCGACGCGTTTAACCCACCAATAGATAATAACTTAAGATTCGAAAGAATTGCTAAGAATATAGAAGTATTATATGAAGGGGTTTTTATACCGGGTTCTAATAAATTATTAAAATGGGAGTTGGCAGATAATATGCTTCGTGAAAAAAGCGATGTTAACAAAGTGAAGCTTAATTATTCTATTGTAGCACCTAGAATGTACAACGGTAAAATTGAATCTTTAGTTAGTAGAGTTACGGGTTTTGCTGACATGATTCAATTAACTCATTTAAAAATCCAACAAGTATTATCAAGAATGGTTCCTGATGGTGTTTATTTAGATGCTGATGGCTTAGCTGAAATTGATTTAGGAAACGGTACGAACTACAATCCTCAAGAGGCATTGAATATGTTTTTTCAAACAGGATCTGTTATCGGTAGATCATTTACCTCTGAAGGTGATATGAACCCTGGTAAAATACCTATACAAGAAATAAGCAACAACGGTGGTGCTAATAAATTAGCTCAACTAATCAGTACATATAATTATTATATGCAAATGGTTAGAGACGCTACTGGTTTAAATGAGGCTAGAGACGGAAGTACACCTGATAAACACGCTTTAGTTGGTGTTCAAAAGCTTGCTGCCGCAAATTCAAATACAGCTACAAGACACATTTTGCAAAGTGGTTTGTTTTTAACAGCGGAGCTTGCTGAAAAAATATCATTAAGAATATCAGATGTTATAGAATATTCACCAACACGGAATGCTTTTATACAAAGCATAGGAGCGCATAACGTAGCTACGCTAGAGGAAATGTCTGAGCTGCATTTATATGACTTTGGTATATACTTAGAATTAGCTCCTGATGAGGAGGAAAAACAATTACTTGAAAACAATATACAAGTTGCTATAGCTCAAAACAATATTGAACTTGAAGATGCTATTGATATTAGAGAAATTAAAAATACTAAATTAGCAAATCAAGTACTTAAATTAAGGCGAAAGAAAAAGCTTGAAAGAGATCAGAAAGTACAGCAAGAAAATATACAAGCTCAATCACAGGCAAATGCTCAAGCACAACAAGTAGCTGCTCAAGCAGAAGTACAAAAACAACAAGCTTTAACACAAAGTCAAATACAATTAGCACAGGCTAAATCACAATTTGATATGCAAAAAATGCAAGGTGAAGTGGAAATGAAAAAGCAACTAATGCAATTGGAGTTTCAAATGAATATGCAACTTCAGCAAATGACTATGCAGTCCAAGGATGCTGAAATGAATGCAAAAGAAGACAGAAAAGACGATCGAACAAAAATACAAGCTAGTCAACAAAGCGAGCTCATTGAGCAGCGAAACAATAAAACACCCCCTAAAAAATTCGAATCCAGTGGAAACGATATATTAAGCGGTGATTTTGGCTTAGGTGCGTTTGAACCTAAGTAATATATAATGTATAATCATATAATATTTTATCATGGCAAAAGAAATGAAAGCTAAAGCCGTGGCGACCGAAGAGTTGTCTACAGCTGAATTAGAACAAAAAGTACAAGAAAATGCTGGTGTTCAAATTGAAGACGGTGTTTACAAGGTGGATTTATCAAAACCACCAACATCAGAAAAAGAACCTGAACCAGAACCGGTTAAAGAAGAGCCGGCTGAAGAGGGGATTAAAGAAGAGCCAGTGTTAGAGGAAAGCACTGAAGAACCGGAACAGAAAACCGAGGAGGTTGAAGAAGTAATATTAGAAGAGATAACAGAAGAGCCAGAAGCCGAGAAGCAAGAAGATGAAATTGTTGAACCTGAAGTAAAAAAAGAGGAGGCAATAAAAGAAGAGAAGCAAGATTATCCAGAAAACATCGAGGAGCTTATTAAGTTCATGAATGAGACTGGCGGAACTTTGGAAGATTATGTTAAATTGAATAAGGATTATGCGAGCTATGAAGACATGTCTTTGCTAAGAGAATATTACGAGAAGGCAAAGCCACATTTAACATCTGATGAAATAAGTTTTTTAATTGAAGACAAATTTTCATTTGACGAAGAAATTGATGAGCCTAAAGATATTAAAAGAAGAAAATTAGCGTTTAAAGAAGAAGTAGCAGCAGCTAAAAATCATCTTGAAGGACAAAAAGCTAATTATTATAAAGAGATTAAAGCTGGATCTAAGTTAACACAAGACCAGCAAAAAGCGATAGACTTTTTCAACAGATATACTGAAGAGTCTGAAGAGTCGCAAAAAATAACACAGCGACAAAGAGCTGTATTTAACAATAAGACTGACAATCTTTTTAACGATCAATTCAAAGGTTTTGAATATAAGGTTGGTGACAAGAAGTACAGATTTAATGTTAAGAATGTGAATGAGATTAAAAAATCCCAAAGTGATATTTCAAATTTTACTAAGAAGTTCTTAAACAAAAATAATGAAATGAGCGATGCAAGTGGTTATCATAAATCTTTATTTACAGCAATGAATGCTGACGCAATAGCTAATCACTTTTATGAGCAGGGTAAGACAGATGCTATTAAAGAATCTGTTAAAACCGCCAAAAACATTAATATGGATCCGAGGTCGGGCCATAAAAATGTTGAGACTAGCGGAATAAAAGCAAGGGTAGTTGGAGGCTTAGATTCAAAAAACCTTAAATTAAAACTTAAAAATTATTAAAAAAAATGGCAACAAACGTTTCATTTGCTGGCCCAGCGGCTGGCAGTATAATTAGCCCAAGTGCACAAAAACAAACACTTGCATCTAATTATTTAAATTTCCACGGTTCAGGTGGAGCAAATTGGTCACAACAATACTTACCTGAATTATACGAACAAGAAGTAGAAAGATATGGAAATAGAACTATATCTTCTTTCTTAAGAATGGTAAGTGCAGAAATGCCTATGGCTTCTGATCAAGTTATTTGGTCTGAACAAGGTAGATTACACTTAGCATATAATGCACAAATCAACCCTGTTACAGGTGTGATTGACACTATTACTGGTATTGACTCTGGAACTGCAGAAGCACACGCAGTAAGAAAAGGTGCAACAGTAGTAGCGGTAGTTAACAGTGTAGTATTTAAAGCGTATGTATCAGCTGGTATTGAAGCTGCAACTGACACATTAACTATTAAACCTTATGGCGCTGCAAACGTAGATGATTTAGCTGGTATCGCAGTAGATGATAACCAGGTGATTAAATTCTTTGTTTACGGTTCTGAATATGGGAAAGGATCTGCAAGCATGACTGATGCTGTTGAGCCAACTTTCAAGTCTTTTACTAATAAGCCACTTATTATTAAAGATCACTACGAAGTTAATGGTTCTGACACAGCTCAGATCGGATGGGTAGAAGTATCTGGAGAGTCTGGACAAAATGGATTCTTATGGTATTTAAAAGCAGAAGGTGATACAAGAGTAAGATATGAAGATTACTTAGAAATGGTAATGATTGAAGCAGAGAAAAAAGATGGTGGAGACGCTATCGTTCCTGATGGATCTGAAGGGTTATTTTCAGCTATCTCTTCAAGAGGTATCGTAGCAAGTAATCAATTTGACTCAGCTACACCAGCTGCTGATAAACTTCCTGAATTTGACTTATTATTAAAAGAATTAGACAAGCAAGGATCAATTGAAGAAAACATGTTATTCTTAGATAGAGATGCGAATCTTTACTTCGATGATATGCTAGCAGGATTAAACCCGAATATTTCAGGTGGTTTATCATTTGGAGTTTTTGAAAACTCTCAAGATATGGCACTTAATTTAGGTTTCTCTGGATTTAGAAGAGGTTCTTATGACTTCTACAAAACTGACTGGAAATATCTTAATGATAAATCTACAAGAGGTTTAATAGGAGGTATAAGCGGACTTTTAGTTCCAGCTGGTACATCTTCAGTGTATGACCAACAATTAGGTAAAAATGTTAGAAGACCTTTCTTACACGTAAGATATAGAGCTTCTGAGACTGATGACAGAAGAATGAAATCTTGGATTACTGGTTCAGTAGGCGGTGCGCAGACGACTGGTGATGACAAAATGGAAGTTCATTACTTATCAGAAAGATGTTTAGTAGCACAAGCAACGAATAATTTCGTGTTATTTAACTCTTAATACTTAACGTAATTTTTACCCTCGTTGTTCTGACGGGGGTAATCATTACTCTATTAATTTTTTATTATATTATATCATGGCAAAACAAGAAAAAGTAGCGGTAGCAGAACCGCAAGTAAAAGAAGTATTAGCTTCTAAAACCCCTAAATGGGAAATAAAAGATAGAATTTATGAGCTTAAATCTCAAAAAACACCTATCGTATTTATATTAAAAAGCAGAGGAGTACTTTGGTTTGACGAAAAACTAGGGTATGAAAGAGAGATTAAATACTGTGAGAATCAAAAAACAGTATTTTTAGATGAAATGAAAGGGCCAGAAAGATTAAGTCACATTATATTTAGAGATGGAAGACTTTTTGTACCAAAAGAAAAAGTAACTTTACAAAAGTTTCTTTCACAATATCACCCTGAAAATGGTTCCACATTTGAAGAATTTAATCCAGTTCAAATAGCGGAGGATGATATTAGTTATCTTGAAACAGAAATTGAAGCTTTAAATTTAGCACAACAAATTGATGTAGATCAAACTGAAGCAATACTTAGAACAGAGATGGGAAATAAGGTATCCAGCATGACTTCTAAGGAGCTTAAAAGAGATTTATTATTATTTGCTAGGAGAAATCCAGAGCTATTCTTAGAGTTGGTTAAAGATGAAAACATTGAAATTAGAAATGTTGGAATAAAATCAGTTGAAATGGGTATTGTTAAACTTTCAAGTGATCAAAGAACATTTAAATGGGCATCGAATGACAGAAAACTTATAACAGTTCCATTCGACGAAAATCCATATTCAGCTTTAGCGTCGTACTTTAAAACCGACGAAGGTATTGAAGTATATCAAACTATTGAAAAGAAATTAAAGTAAGCAATTGTAGGTAAGGGCCTGCTATTGTGGGCCTTTAACCTATAATAAAAATAAAATGAGTGTAAACATAAATACTGTATATCAAGCAGTGTTAGCTGTGACTAACAAAGAACAACGAGGTTATATAACACCTCAGGAATTTAATTATCTTGCAAATCAAGCTCAACTAGATATATTTGAGCAATATTTTTATGATGTAAACCAGTTCAGTAGACTTCCTGGCAACAGCACAGAATATTCTGATATGGTAGAAATATTAGATGAAAAAATAAGTTTATTTGAAAAAACTTCACAATCCGTAACTAACGGAATAACTTTACCTAGCGATCTATACAGACTAGGCAGCGTTATATTTAATAATGCTGAAGCATCACAAGTTAAACAAAAGGACTGGATATATATTAAGTCCTCCCCTTTAAATCAACCAACAAACGATTTTCCTATTTTCATCAAAGATGAAGCCGGAGTTAAAGTTTATGGCAAAAACGTAAGCGGCAGTGTAGAGCAAAAAACAAGTGGAGTCACTTGTAACTATGTAAAGCAACCAGCTGTTGTGTCTTGGGCCTACAACGCTATAACAGGAACTTACGATGCTAGTAACTCAATTAACTTCGAATTACATCCTTCTGAAGAGACCGAGCTCATAATTAAAATATTAGCTTTAGCTGGAATAATACTTAAAGATAATTCTTTATACGGTATTGCTAGCGGCGAAGACGTAAAAAACACTCAACAAGAAAAATCATAATAAATGGGGCTACTTAATCAAACACAACAACAATATCACGAAGGCGGAGATTTCGGAGGCTATCAATTTATAACGCTAAAAGACATTATAAACAACTTTATGTTGTCTTATGTTGGTGAAGATAAAATTATAGCTAAAATTAAAAGAACTAATGTGGCATTTTATGCTCAAAGAGCATTACAGGAACTTAGCTACGATACATTAAAGTCAGAAAAGTCAAATGAAATAGATATACCACCCACACTAGTAATGGCGTTACCACAAGATTACGTTAACTACGTGAAAGTAAGTTGGGTTGATGTGAATGGAGCGGAACACGTTTTGATTCCCGCGTCCCAAACAAGTAATCCGGAAGCTATTATACAAGATGATCAATATAATTTTACATTTGATTCAGATGGTAACTTATTAAAAGCTAACGAGTCTGAAACATGGAAAAAATTTAAAGGACAAAATACAGGGTCTGAT